CGCGTCAATTTTATCAGAAATGACTTTTAAAGCATCCACTATTTCTGCAGAAGTGACAAGTGAAGTAGTCGAAGTAGCTGCAGGTACTGGTGGAGGTGGGTTGTATTGAGGTTCAGGCAAAGGATATTTTGATTCTGCTTCTCTTTGCAAGGCTGATAGCATTTGCTGATTTTGCCTCAAGTCTTGTTGTGGCGAACTTTGCGGAATTAAAAATTGTTTGGGGTCTAATTTTACAATGTCTGGTGTACTTCCGCTATCAGTTCTTGCGCTTTGTTGTATATTCAAAAGCTCAGAACCAAACAACCGTGCCAGCTGAGCTGCTGCTAAATTACTATCGGATATATTCATAAATTAAAATTGTTGAGGTTAGAATAAATTCTAAGGCCCAAATCTGCTTTGATCAATCAAGTTAAAAAACTCTTGTCTTGTACCGATCTCGTTCGTGTGAAAATACCCAGACATTTGGCTAGTTTTCATAATACTTTCATGCTTAATTCCTCGGCATTTCACACAGTTGTGCTGGCTTTCAATTACCACTGCTACTCCTCTATTGCCTAGGCACAACCGCTCGATGTGATCGTGAATCTGCTTTGTAAGACTTTCTTGAATGTTTGGCCTACGAGAATAAAAATCCACAATGCGATTGAGTTTGCTTAATCCAATGACCATATCGGTACTTTGCTTGCCTGGAATATAGGCTGCATGACACATTCCCGAGAAAGTCAAATTATGATGTGCACACATGCTAACTACAGGAATGCGAGTCTGGCAAATTAGTCCAGTATAACCTTCGTCATTCGGAAAGGCTGTTACTTCAGGTTCCGGGCTAATAGAGCCTGAAATTAGATCGTTAACCCACGCTTTGGCTACTCGTCGGGGCGTATTGGCTGAATGCGGATCCGCGGCCCAATCAAAACCAAGAGAAGTCAAGAACTTGCCGTAATACTCAGCTGCTTGCTCGATCATTTGAGCTTTCTCTTCTGAAGTACGTACAATATTACCGTTTGCTTTTTTGATTAATTCCATGTTTATGTAGTTTAAAATTACAGATCAGCCAAAAGTTTTTTGAGAGCTTCGTCGGTTGTTTCGTCTGTCTCATTGAGATCGTCGCTTGAAGTCTTCTCGTAAACACGTTCCACTGTCGTGTCTGTCTTCTTGAGAACAGTAGGAGCTGCTACGTCTTGCTCATCGTCGGAATCATCTACTGAACCCGTCGAAAGATTGAAAAAGTGCTCATCTAGCAAGCGCTGCATTTCAGCAGGAGTAGTTACTTTATTGACCGCCTTTAAATCATGCACAGACTCATAAACAGTTTGCAATTGCTGTTCCGTTAAATCTAAAGCAGAAGGCGATAGAAACTTCGAAGCAGCATACGTTACCATTTGTTTGCTTCCTCGATTCGATCCTGTTCTGCTTTCACATTTAATACGAAGAGTCGAACCAGCCGCTACATCGAATACTTTTTCTACACCAAACTCTTGAGAGTCGTCTCCTTCGAGAGCGGATTCAATAATCTTTGCTAGCTCTTTGCCGTAACGAAGAATCTTAACCTTGCCTTCATTCTCTGGATTTTCTGGATCAGAAACAACGTACACATTGACCATCCAAGCTTCTTTACGAGAAAGAACGCGAGCTGACTCTTTTTCAGACTCGGTACCATTACGGTAAGTCTTCAGATAATAAGCATCAATGGGGCAGGATTCGCCAAACGTAGTCGGACACAAAGCTGTAACATACTTGCCTGTAGCGTTAGAATTCCAGCCGTGATTGTAATAGTGAAAAATAGTTTCTTTTGGAGAGTTAGGATTTGGTACTAGCCTGACGAGATAGGTATTACCTGCAGTAAACTTAAGAATTTCTTTATAGAGACCGTTGCCTCCGTTGTCTTTCTTGTCGGAAGAAAGAGATTGCTTGATTTGTTCGAACATGGATTTTACATTGATATTGCTCATACAGAAAAATTATACCGAGATTTTGGCATTTGACAACTGAGAATTCACAAAATTTGAAAGTACTTTAAATGCTTTTTTGACGTAGGGTTTGGCTTCAGAAGAATTGTTATAAGAAGAATAAAGAGTTTGAAAATGAGACAAAAAGTCGTTTGCAAAAAATTGTTGAAGGTCTTCACTCGCTTGAGTGGCTGTAGATAACACATCTGTAAATTCGAACAATGAATATAAATTAATCTTGTTTTCTTTGTAGTGTTTAAACCAAGTACACATGTCTCCTGTACTATGGCGAATGTAGTTATGAAACTGTATACGTTGCTGTATGCAAAAATTAGCTATAAATCGGAGGGAGTTTTCTATTTCTTTAAGCTGCTCATCTGGATTTTTTAATAATTTAATTTTCTTATACATGGTATAAGACCTTACAGCTCTCATTGAGGAGAAGTATTCTAAATCAAAATAATCTACATCTGGATATAATTTGTACGGAGCTTCAAAAAACGTATTTAAATCAATATCAGAATGCTTTTGGAAAAAAACAGAAATACGTTTTAAAAACTTGTGTTTGTTTGTGCCTACAACGTCCTCAAAGTTCCGTTTTAATTTAAAAGGACGGTTTTTTTGTGATCTTGAAGTAGCTAAATGTTTATTGTATATAGCTTTTTCTAAATCAGTTATTTGATCTTGCATTAATTTTTTTGACTACGGATTTGACTATCTTAGATTTTGCTAAAGAAGGGTTCAATTTCATCATCATGAACAGAGATTCTCTAAAACTGTTGCTGCTTGTTATTTCTACAAATAAATCTCTGTACTCTGGTTTCTCTAAAAGTAAAACAAACAAATTAGTAAAATTTAATTTTTTGTTTTCTATTACTGAAATTAACGAACCAGCTCTATAAACGTTTTCAATAAATTCTTGAGAACATATTTGATCTATCGGAACGGCATTTGATTCAATAAGTTCGAGTAACGACATTTTGTGTAATTAACTTTTTATCTTGTTGTATTCAACGATTTGGTGAATTCAATAAATTCGTCTGTAATATAGCCACCTGCTGCTGCTTCGTGTCCTCCTCCAGAAGCTATTCTCTGAACAAACGCTGAGACGTCAACTGCCTTTTTGCAGTTGGCATTACGTCTAACGGAAATTCGTTTTTGTTCGAGCAAAACAGCAATTGCTATATCAACATTAAATTGTGAAAATAGCCAATCGCAGCATTCTTGAACATAATTTTTGCAGAAAACAGCTCCAACATGCAGTCCTTTTGTTTCTTGAAAATCTATAGAACCAAAAAACGGTTCGAGAGTTGAAATGTATTCTTTTAAATGCTTCTTATATAGAGTTATTGTGTTTAATTTAAACTTGTCGAATTGAGTAAAGCCGTTGTAATAATCTTCAACGAATGAATTAAACTTGTTTGACATTGAATGATAGACAATGTTTAGACCTTCCGAAAGAGGAGTTTGTTTAGAATTTGAATCCCAATCGTCTGCAAGCGCTATTAGCGTTTTTTGCTGACTGGAAATTTGTTTGTTGGTTGCTTTGAACAAATAATCGTAAATTAATTTTGCACATGACGTTTCGTTATAAACGCAAAACAAAGCATTTTGGAATGAGTAAATATTTGTTTTGTGGTGATCAAAAATTACTGTTTTTTTGTCGTCTATTTGACTTCCAATGCTTGAAACATCTAAATCTAGAAAGAACAATTTGCTGTACGTTTTTTTAGATTCAACAAATTTTTGATAATCTTGTTGTAATCTCATCGGAGTCGTTGGTATAACGTCTAGCTTTTTTCCGTAAGCCCAACACAAAACGAGATAACTTACAACTCCATCTAAATCTAAATGAGTGAATACTTGTATCGAATCTGAATTATTCATCTGTTAATAGATCATTTAAGGTTTTGTCTGCTGTTTTTACACTGTTTTCAGTCGAATCTTCAGAGTCATCTGCAAAATAATCCATGTTTGTTTCTTTCAATGTAAGCGTGTTGTAATTGCATCTAAACGCTGCGTTGCCAAAGTTTGGACCGAAACGATTTTTTTGCATTCCCATATTTATAATGCCTAGTTCTCTGTCTTCGTCTTCCTGCCACAATGAGCAAATGACATCACAAGTTGCAGCCAGCCCAATCGATTCCGAAATACCTTCCATGCCAGGAGAAGCTGTGTTGAATGCTCCGCGATTTAATTGAGTAGCTGAAACAAACGGAATTTTATATTTAAAAGCCAACGCTCTCAGCTGCTCTGCTATTTCTTTTACATATTCATAAGAATTTAAATTCTTTGAAATGGGTTGAATGAGATTAATGTAATCTATTACAACTATATCAGGCTTAAACCCTTTGTGTTGTAATTTAGTTATATATCCGTCAATTTGTCTAACTGTGACGGTCTTTGGCGGATATTCTTTAATCACTAAATTCGAATTTACGTTTTTTTGTATGTGTTTAACTTGTTCCTTCAACTCGTCTGTAAATGTTTTAAGATCGCTATGAGGAATTTGAGTGAGTTGAGTGCTAATGCGTTTAGCATACATAAACTCTGACATTTCCAAAGAAATCAGTAACACATTTTTGTCAGCTAGAAGCATATTTGTAGCAATGTTTCCTAAGACGATCGATTTGCCTACGTTTACTTGACCTGCAAATACCGTGAGGGTTTTAGGAAATAGACCTCCTTCAGTCTTGTCATCAAAAAACTTCCAACCCGTCGGAACTGGATTGTAAATTGCAACTAATTCCTTGATATGTTTGTCAATGTCCTCAAAGTACCAATGACCTAAGTTTTCTTTGAGAGTAATATTGTAAGCCTTCTCGAAATCGACTAATGTTTCTTCGATCGAAAACGAATGATCTGAAAATTTCTCAGCAACATTTAATATTGTTTTGTAGATAAAACGTTCTTTCAAAAACTTTTCAGTGTTTGAAATTAATTCTTCCTTGTTGAAAGGTCCATGTAATGCAGATAGTTTAGCTTTAACGTCTGCTAAGGCCTTTTTGTCGTCTTCTGAAGTAAGTCTTGCTTTAATTTCGGTTAGAGTTGGTACTGTCCCTCTTTCATTAAAGAAGTTGCTTATGCTGCCAATGACTCTGCCTATGTTCTTGTCGCTGAAGAACGAAGGTTCAATATGAGATATAATTGAACTTAAATATTCTGTATCTCCTAAAGCATTATAAAGAAGAATTGACTCAAAGAAATCTAAATCTAGCTTGGCTTGAGTTTGAATTTTGCTCATTCTTCTTCATTTTCGTCTGCATCTTCATCGGAGTCAACAGAACCATATCGAAGTTCTTCTTGCAACTTTTGTTCAAGAACTGGACAAACTTTTTCCCAGAAAGCTGGGTCTTTTTTTATGTTTTTTCTATAACCAACGCTTTCTCCTTGAAATTGATATGTTTTTCCTGCTTGCTCAATTACTCCAAGAGCTAAAGCTAAGTCAAATAATCCTGTATTTGCGTCAAGGCCTGTCTTAAAATTAAGATACAATTCTGTTTTAAGAAACGGTGGAACAACACGATTTTTAACGGTCATTGCACTCATGGTAACTCCAGACACGTTGTTCGCGATTGCAATAGAATCTTCGTCTGGATTTTCAGATACTTTTTCATTGCGTGTAGATAATTGTACTAAAATTGATGCCAAGTAAATAGGTCCCTTTCCTCCTGCTTGATTCTTAATCAGAGAAGGAAACATTTCCATTCCTTCGTAGATATGATTTGAGAACAAAATAGGAACTCCAGCTTTTGCTGCTTTGTATGTGATTGCTCTCATCATACTCTTGGTTGCTTTCGCTCGTTGACCGACGTCAGCTGCGTCTTTGCCTTTACGAGCGTCTTCGATTTCTTTAGAAGAAGCAAGATTTCCAAGAGAGTCAATTGAAATAATAAATTTCAGATTTGGATCATTTGCAGCAATTACGTTGTCTAAAAATGTTGAAATTTGATTGCGACATTCTTCAATTGTTTCGACAGGATAATACTTTGTTTTCTTTAGATCCATTCCTACGTTCTTAGCGCTTTGCTTATCAACAGCTACTTCTGAATCCCAAATAACTGCAATATATCCTTTCTTTTGAGCGTTTGCTAGCACTTTGTTAATAATAAGTGTCTTTCCTGCTCCAGATGGACCAGCAAAACCTGTAATTCTTCCTACTGGAACTCCTTTATGCAAGGAACCAGAAATAATAGCGTTTAACGCTTTGGATCCTGTGTCAATCCAATCTGAAGGAGTTGAGATGGAAGAATCGTTAAGCATTACTCCATCTGGGTTCAATTTATCTACGTCGCCAAATATGTCTTTTAGATTACTCATGCGAAATTACGATACATCAAAATATTGAGTTCACAACAATAAAAAAAAAGGGAGGCTTTCGCCTCCCTTTAATTAAATTTTTTTTTTATTCTTCGTCAAATAGTTTGACTACATCTGCACTGCCTTCGGGTTGAGAAGGAGCTGGTTGAGCCGCTTTGAAAATCTGCTCATATTGAGCAAGAAATTGATCAGCGAACTCCAAAGAACCAGAAGGAGTGATACAGGTTTTGCTGTACTTCCATGTGGTTGCTTGGCTTTTATCCTTCAAAAACTCCCTAAAGAAGAGAGGAAGAATTTGCAATTGCAGTTGGTTTGTTTGGACATTGGGCTGAACATGAACAAGAGCTGGATTCTCAATGGTTAGAGAAGTCGCATCTTCTGCTACTGTTTTGCCGATGATGGTTCTTCCAATCGAATCGAGGAAGACCGTTAGTGTGTTGTTTGTATCGCTCATATGATTTTTATTTTATATATCTTATCGTTGTTTTTGGTGAGTTCAACCGTAAACATTAAATTTTGTAAAAATTTTTCTCCTTTGCCTGTTAAAAGAATCCTATCGTCTGATGCAATAAAAACAACATCGTGGGCATCCAAAGTATATAAAATTTCTTCTAGCAGAAAATTATCCATGAACTCGTTCAAATAACAATCATCGTGAAGAATAGTTCTTAATGTATAGTACAGCTCGTCGTAGTTTATAACTAAATCATCACTAGAGTACATTTTGTTGTATTTAGTCATCTCCGAACATATCGAACAAATCAGTTTGAACTTCTTTGCCAACTTCTGGTAAAAACCAACCAATTGATTGGTAAAGACGCTCTGTCGGTTGAGTAACTAGCTTTGAAAACATTTTATCCCAGTCCACGTTGAAACCAAATTCATTGGGAAGTTCCGTAACATAAGTTATTGCATCTAAACCAAATTTATTTTTTTGACAGTAAATTTTTTTTACTTTTTGACCAGTTTGGATTGCTTCGTAACGATCTTCTAAGCCGTAATTCTTCAACAAAATATTATACGCAATTGCTCCCTTAACATGCGAAGGAGTAGCATTTTTAAATTTGTTGAGTGAGGCGCCTTGCGAGTACTTGTCTAAATTGTTAATTGATGTGCGAGCAGCTACGTCGTTGGGATCTAATTTTTTAAATTCCTGGTAGCTATTACGATATACTTCGTTTGTTTGCTTAAAGCTCTGAGTCAACAAAGCAGTTTTGATAATGTCTTCTATGAATTTTTTGACCTTTTTAGGTGTGGTTGAACGAGCCAGCTCGATACCAGTGTATTTGAATTTATCTACTGCTACTCCCTCTTCATCGAGAACGTGCAATATGTAACGTTTCTTTTGAAGAAATACGCCTACATCTGCAATAACTTCTCGTTTAAAAACATATCGAGGATCTATTGAAAATAACTCGTTTCGAGCCCATTCTAAAATTTCTGTATTGACATGTTTGTCTAATTTATCTACAATTTCGTGGACCTTTGGATTGATTTCTCCGTCAACAATTAGTTGCAAACCAAGCTTGTCCAATACAGGTTGTATTGAAACATAAAGACTGTCTGTATCTCCATATTTCGTTATGGAATTTTCTATGCCATATTTTACTTTAACAAAATTATCAATAATGTGTCCGCCAGCTCTCGATACATTTTGACCAGTAACCGTAATAGAGGTAGCATGGTCAATATCCATCAAAGAAGAATGCTTGTTGGCAAAAGTTCCGTATATAGAATTCAAAAGAATCTTTAGAGTATATTGAAGAGTGTCAAAATATGTCATTTTGAACTGATGCTTAGAATCGTCTTTATTTTTTGCTTTTTTTAATTTTGAAAGTTCCTGTTTGGTTTTAACACGTTCGTTGTAAATTTCGTCAATTAAATTTGGAATAACTCCTTTGTGTTTCTGAGAGTATAGAACGCCTGCTTTAGAAAGAGCTAATTGTTCTTTGGAAAGAAAGGTTTTAAACTTAGCTGCATTCAACGTGTGGCTTTTGCCGTTAATCAAACGTATGGTTATATCACCAGTAAATTTCTCAAAGTCTCCGGAAATAACTTTGCCTATTTTAGTTTCCGGAGAAATATTGAGCGTTATAATCGTATTAGGATATAGAGAGTTGACGTCAAAACTTACTACTGCTTTTTGCAGGCCTTTTTCAGGATCTCTGACATAGCCTCCTTCATATGACTCTCTTTCAATGTTGTTAGGAAACGTCGGAATTACATATCCTTGCTTGGACGCTTGTATTGCTACTGCACCTGTAACTATTGCTACTTTTCCGAGTGCAGCTTCGAAATTCGTGCAGCCTTTATAAGCAAGCATTCGAGCAATTTCCAAAAATTTTAATTTTTCTTCTAATTTAACGAGCAAGTGCACGTCTTGTATATTGTAATCAACAAATGTCTTCCAATCGCTCACTGCCAGTTCTCCAAGACTAACCGCATTATAAGCAATTTTTCCTTCTCCTAGCTCGAGCTCTGAAATATAATTGAGGCTAAAGGATTCTTTTTCTCCTGGAGAAAAGGTTTTGTACAAATCCATATAATCCAGCAAAGACACTCCTTGAATTGACCAAATAGTTACCTCCTTGCCCATGTCCGTAAATACTTTTCGACCTCTAACATTTCCTGTTGGAGAAAGCTGACGAATAAAATCTTCTCCAAATATTTTTATAAAGCGATTGATAATATAAGGAAAGTCAAAATTTTGAGAATTCCAGCCAGAAGCAATATCAGGATAATCTGTCTTCCAAAAATCCACAAATTGCAAAATCAAGTCTTCTTCGCTTTTACAGAAGTGATACACACAATCTGGTATTGTTGGAGTGTATCGTTGGTTCAACCCCCATGTATGAGTAGTTCTCGTGAGAGTATCATAAACTGTTATAAGATTAATTGGTACAGCTGCTTTTTCAGGTACTGGAAACCCAGAATCTGCTGTAGTGTCGACTTCGATATCCAGTAAAAAAACCTTAAGTGAGTGCTTGGAAAACTCAGGCTTGTTGTTCTGATCTTTATACATCTCAATCAGAAATTGTTGCTCTGGAGCTAAGTTGTGAAAGATGCGCTGATTGGCAGTTGACTCGACAAACCGTCTTCTATCGATAGAGTTTTTAAATTGCTTTTTTACAAGTGACGTCTTAAAAATTGAAGTTGCATCAGTTGCTCCTTCTTTTTCTAAATACAAATAAGGTCGAAAAGGAATTTCGGTGTCAATTCTAACTCCTTCTTCAGACCAAGTACGAAGAAATACAGATTCGTTAAATGGATTATAACTTACAGATCGATACATACGTGAAGTATCCGATCAAAGAAAAAAATATCAATTAATTTTTTGTATATATTTTCTTTCCGAAGACCCAGCTGGCGTAAAATACACCTCATGATACTTCATCAAATTCTTTTCTGTATCCAACCAATAATTTTCAGCTAAAGCCCTTGCTTTTTTGCAATGTTCAGCGTATACGGTTTGGTTTTTTAAAGCAGATTTAATGCAATCGATGAATTCATTGCCGTTAGAGTATTTTAAAAATGCGTCTTTGTAAGTAACCATGTCTGGGCATATGCAAGGCATACCAATTGCTCCAGCTTCGATAAGTTTAATATTCGACTTGCAACGGTTAAAATTGTTATCTTGCAGCGCTGCAAATGTAACTTGAGCTCCTGAATTCGCCATCGTTTCAGCAAAATCTGGAAGCTGCACCCAGGGAGTAAATTTAATTCTACCGGAATCGATTAGCGGTTTTACTGCAAGAGGATATGAGCCGTAAAAATGCCAAGTAAACTCAGTCGCTGTTTTAATAATATGATTAACAACGTGAGCGAAGTCGTCTTGTTGGTTTGCTCTATTAACTACATCAACGTGAGTTCCAGAAGCAAAAATAGCAACGATCGGTTTCTTTTTGTTTTTATCGTATGCTTTAATTAAATTGTTTAAATTGTAGTAACGGTCAAACCACCATTTCATTAGATAGTTTGGCACTGTTGTCACATTTGGGTGTCCTGTTTTACTGGCTAGATAGTCTCGGAAATAGTCAGTAGTTACTGTTACTTCATCCATCATAGATATAATTTCTTTGATGCAATCTTGAATTTCCTGTGACGTAAAAGCATCTCTATTTCTATTGTACATCGGGATGTCTTCTGCAAAGACTACATAATCTACTTCATAGATCATCTTTAGAGGCTTTTGCTGTTTAAATTGTGTTAAAAACTTAATGAACTCTTTTTGATATGGAGTTGCTTGTCGTTGGAACTTAATCGCCTCTACTGTTTGATAAAACTTTGGATCGGTAATCATTGTAGTCGATTCCATTATTACAGCTTTTTGATGAAGATTTAGCAAAAAGTTTGACGACATGCATCGATAATAACCGCAGCCTCCATAATCGGCCAAATAGTTGACAGCGCGCTTTAAATTCTGGCCAGGCATTTCTGGAGGAGGAACTGAATTGTGATGGATGTATGTTTGAGCTGGAACGCCAAACGGAATGCCTAGCGGAGCCCCAAGAACGTTTTGTATGCCATACTGTACTGGTGTAATCATATTTTTATTATTTAAAATTGTTTTTTGAAAAGTCCATTACTGAATAGAGGAAGTGCCGTTTTTCTTGACCACATTTATTACATGCTCTGCTTTACAAAGCACTTCTGGTCCTCTATGAGTAATAATATAACAGGATTCATTGTTTTCGTTAAAACGCTCCCTAAGAACTCTGAGCGTTAGCTGGACCCCCTTGTCATCTAATGATGAATCCAATAACTCGTCATAAAATACAGTACTAAAATTCACGTCTCCTTGTAGACGACGTATGTCTGAAAAAGCAAAGAGACAAGCCAAATCCATTCGCTTTCTTTCTCCTCCAGAAAAATTAAAATACGATTTATTGGCTCCATTTTCGTCTACAATTTGTTCCTCAAAAAATTCGTTGAATTGGCATAGGCAATTTGCTTCAAGTTTTTGCAAATAATAAGCCAATCGCGCATTGAGTACTTTTAGTACTTTTTTGACAATAAATGACTTTATGCCTTCTTCTGAAATAACAAACTTTACGGTTTCGAGGATATTAAGCTCATTGTTAAGCTTGTCTACTTTTTGCTTTAACTCTTCAGAAGTAGTCTTTAGAGTTGCAATCTTGCCTTTCAAATCATTATTTTGTTCTTTAGATGAAATGGCAATTTCATCTTCTGTTTCTTTAAGATTGGACTTAAGGTGAGCTATGCTGAGTTCGTGAGAGCGATTGTCTGCAATAATTCGATTTGTCTCCTCTATATTGTCTAAGCATACGTTTCTTGCGGCTTGAATGCTTACCAATGAGCTTTCTATATCATGCAAGGACTCCTTTACTTTAACTTCCGCTTTGGTATATTTCTCAATCGTTTCTTTGTGTTCAGCAATTAATTTGGAGACATGCTCAACGTGCTCTCCAGAATATTCTCTAGAACAGGTTGGACATTTGTCTTTGTTTGTCGATAACTGTTTAATCTGTTTTACTTCTGCATTAACTTCTGCATGAATGGTGTTAAGTTTTGATTGCAATTTGGATTTCTTGTCATTAAACTCAGCTTGCTGTTTGTCAAAATGTGCTAATTTCTCTTTGTCATCTTCAACAGATAATTTTTTAGAGATCACAATTTTAGACTGCAAGGTGGCAATGTCTGCCTCTAATGTTTTTTTCTTGTCAGTGAGTTTGTTCAGTCTTTCAACTTTAATATGTTCGTAATTGTCTAATTGAGATTGATTGAATTGGAGTTCTGTTTCTGTTTGTTCAAACTTTGTATAAGCAATTTCGTAATCTTTTTTGGCAATACTGTGATCGTCTCTTGCTTTGAGAACCATTTGGGTGAATACTTCCAGACCAAGTACGCTTTCGATAAACTTGCGCTTATCGGTCTTTGGTAAAGCCATGAACGGCAAAGCATTATTGGCAGACATAAT